ACAAACAATCGCTGTTCTTCCTGTTCAGGGGCTAGGGTTTCGATCCGATACGACGACCAGAACGCGTCGGCCAACGTGTGCGTCATACGTCGCCATCCCGGTCGATACAGATTGAACAACTGATCCGCTTTGCGCAACCGTGTGAGCCACGGCATGACGCCAAACGACGACTTCTTGCCTTCTCGCTGTTCCCAATACTGCGCCCAATGATACGACAACTGCGGGTGTGGAATCAAGAGCACCAGACACGCGAGATCCAGCGGCAACGTGCCGTTGAAAATATCGCTCAGACATTCGGGAATCGACGCCCGCTGTCCGTCCATCATCGGCGCATACAACCACGCATCCAGCAGTCGCGGCTTGAGTCGCTTACGCAACTCATACAGATCGTGCTTCAACAATGTGATGCCGTTTTCTGCACGAGACGCGAGGGCGACACCCGCTTCCATCGCTTGCGGCGTGACCGCTTCGTTGATGTAGGCCGTCGGTTTGAAGAAGTAGGTCAGCAGCAACGTCGCGTGGATTTGCTCATCATTCAGCTTGGTCGAGAGTCGATAGTAGAACTGCCGATCTCGTTGCTGAATGAGCGCACCCGTTTTGATCTGCCCGTGATACTTCACGTAGTCATACGTGTCGGTGCTGAAATACATGCGATACGCTTTCGCGGTCGTCATGACGTGTTCAGCAGTCATCGCTACACCGGCAGTTCAGGCGACTTGGGAATGAGATGGAGACGTTGGGCATCAGACGCGACCTCTGAACGGATCTTATCACCAAGTAGCGGTGCGAGATCCGTGGGATCGAGATTGCGCTGTTCGCAGAAATGCAACACGGCGTCGAGATAGGAGAGACGTTTCTCGGCCACGAGTCGCTGAATGTGAATGGTAAGCTGTTCGGATGTCAGTGGATTGATCGCCATAATCAAAAGAAGAGGGGGTCCGAAGACCCCCGAATGTGTTAGTCGAATGGTGGATACAGTCCTTCAACGCAGATGAGCTTGACGGGCTTCTTCGGGTCCCATCCCGCCGGTGACGGACGCAAGTCGGGCAAATTGAACTTCCCGCGCGACGGATCACCGCCATAGATGTTGCCGATAATTGAGTAGAGTGCGGTGTACTGGTTGATGTTTACTTCCTGCCCCTCACATCGCATAAACCCTCTGGGCACGCGGGAACCCGCATACTCACTCACGCTTCCAATATATTCTTCTTCTGCTGCCATGTATGCTCCTCTGAATGATGTAGTGCTGGTTTCTGTTGCCGAGAGAGCCAGCGTCTCCGTTGATCTAGCCGTTGTAGGGCTTCACAACAAGGTGCAGCTTAGGCTGCGAGTGCGAAATTGTCTTTTCGCGTGGTGTCTCTGTTTAACGACAGCGACGTGTCGGCCGTCTCCATAACCTCAACTCTGCCCCGTCGAAACCTTTCGCCCCCGTAAAGTTTATTGGTGGAGGCGCCGACATCGAAGTCGGGTCCGCGACATGTCTTGATTACTTCATCAACGACAGAAGTAATTATACCACAGCTTCCGCATACGACGCATAGAATTCCTCGATGCGTGCCAACAGTTCGTCGTAATGCTCTGCCGGTTTGGTGACGAAGACTTGCGTGCCTTCGGGTGAGGTGATGGGAAAGAGCACCTGCTTACACTTCATGCCCGTGCGTTCATACAGGGCGAGGGCGTAAAACGTGCCTTGCAGGTAGTAGTCCTGAATGTAGGACGCTTTCTTCGGTTTGTTGGCTTGCTTGAAGTCCACGATAGACGGCACACCATCGACATCCGCCACCAAGTCGGTGCGACCAGCAACCATGAGTTTGTCGCTGTACAAGTCCACTTCTTGTGCATAGACGCCTGTGATGTGCGCGTCCAACCACGGGCGCAGATAGCGCCAGAGTTCCATGACGTGTGGCTCTACGGTGTCGAGATCCTCGTTGCCGAGGTAGCGTTCGGCAAGGCTGTGGAGTTTGGTGCCGCGTCCAGCGGCGGCTTGGGAAATGCGCTTTGCTTCATCGTCCCCCACACGCTTGCGCCACGCCGCCAGATGCGGTTTCGGTTTCGCACCCAAGACGCGAGTAATAGAGGGATAGACCAGATCAGTCCCCACCACAGCATAAACACGACCAGTGGCCAAGTTACGTTGTTCAAGTCGTGGGAGTCCGAGTGCTGCATGATGATGGAACATGGTTAATCAACGTTGATGGTGCTACCACGATGCTTACTCTTGATGTCGCGCAAAATGTCCTTGAAGGATTCGGGTGTCTTCACACCACCGCGATTGATGGTGTAGCTGACACCCGGCGCAGAAATCACACGCTCAACGGTGCCCTTGCTATCACACTGCGGGCATTCTTGCGTGGTCGGATAATCGCGTTCAGCAATCGGCAACTGCATGTCAATCACAGTGAAGCCACACGCGGTACAACGGTAGTCGTAATTCGGCAAAATATATCTCCTTACTGAACATCCATATCCGGCCAGTACAAGTTCGGGTTCTCCAATCGTTCGTCCGGTCCGACACTATTGGGTAGCTGTGAGATGACAGCAATTGCGGTTCGCAAAATCTTTGCGGTATCCAGATGCCAGTTTTCTGCTCGCGGCGCACCGTAAATCAGGTTCGCACGCATTTCGCAGATGTTCGCAAGCATCAGCACGGAATCCACAACGGTTTCCCGCGTCGTCTCACCGATCATTTCCTGCACGAACGCGCGGGTCGCTTCGTGCTCTTCTTCTTCAGTCTCAAATTCTGGTGCGAGCGTACCTTTGCGATATCGAATGGGCAGTGCGTTATTCTGAATCTCCGACATGTGAGGACTCCTGTGAATGTGTATCCTCACTTGCTAACCATTCCTGAAGACGTTGCATTGACTCTGCGGTCAATCGACGTTCCATCGGCGAACCGAATGACAGACGCACAAAGACGCCGAGCGGAATCATCATCGCGAAAATGTCGTATGTCGTCTTGATCGTCTGCGAAAACAGAATCGCCAATAAGAGTGCCCCCGTGCCCAGTGTAATTTTGAGCATCTTGGCATACGACATTACATGCTCATATTTAAGATCCAGTCTGGTACCGATGCCTTCCGCGACATTGGTCGCGATCAAATCACCATCATTTCACATTAGTCTTCTCCCCAATCATCATACTCTTCAAAGGCTTCATAGTCGCCGTGAGACACGGCATGTCGCAGTTCCGTCTGAAGCTGCTGCTTCGACGGCGGTTTTGCAATCTTGCTGTTATACGCGTTCGGTTCGTGCTTGCGACGGGAACCCTTGAATGCCGCAGGCTTCTTCTCATGACGACGATATTCGCGACCCATAACTCCTCTTAGCGGTGAAACTTCACAGGGACTGGTTGATCAAGCAAGCCGGGAAACGCTTCATTCACGATAGTCTTTGGCACACGATACTTGTTGACGAACTTCTTGTCCTTGATCGCCACCAGCATCTCGGCCTCTGTCTTATGTAGACGTTCGAGCAACTGCTGAAACAACTGCTCCCGTCGAAACGGGGCTAACGTATCGTTGCCACCCTTGAGGTAGATGTACAGCGTCCGCATCTCACGCAAGAGGTTCGAGGGGGTCAAGCCATGCGCGCCGGGATCAACCTTATACGGCGGTGCGCCTTCTGGTAGCAGCCACTCGTGCTCCGAGTGTGCGAGGGCTAACAGATAGCGCAATCCCGGCGAGTCATTCTCCTGAAGGTTCTTCACCTTGTCGGGAATCTTGATGAGTTTCTGTTGTTTCTCGAATATTTCCCCGAGGCTCCGTAGCATTGGTATTCTCCGCTAATAGACGACAGATGTGTTTGAACGTGTGAACCGCGTCAATGAACGGCTGATCGGCTGCTGCACTCCACCGTCCACTGCTTTCATAGTATTGTAGCAAACTTCTGAGACGCGCGAGCGTTTCTTCTTCCAGCCGACGATAGACCTCATCAGCGGGCAGCGCGTCAATCATCGGACGATCATACTCGCTGCGAGGTTTGAAGTCAAGGACTCGTCCCATTACTCAATGACCAGTTTCTGCACCGGCGCACCTTCACGAATGACGGCCTTCAACAGATGCTCCCACGACGCGAGCCGTCCCTCGAACGAGTAGAACTGCTGATAGTAGATACTCTGCATGTTCAGAATCGTCTGCATATGCGGATCGTCATAGGTGTCGAGCGCCTGACGCATACAGCCAAGCGTGCGCTGCACCAGCACGTCTGGACGTTCGTCGTACTGGAACATCCATGCCCACTCGGCTGCGGTTTCTGGCAGCGCACCGAAGTTCGTGGTGATCGCGAGACAGCCAGACATCAGAGCTTCCTGAATCGCCATGCACGAGGTTTCTGCGTAGATGGACGGATAGACGAACACATGCGCATCCAGCAGCGCATCACGCACGACATCGTTTGGCTGCGTGCCGTGATAGACAACGCACGGGTTTGCCTTCAGCTTCTCATAGAGTGGTGCCCACTGCTCATCGACACCTTCCCATGCGTAAATCTTGAAGGACGAGTAGACGTGGAGTTCCCAATCCTGACGTTCCTTGGCGAGTTCTTCGGCCGCCATCGCCAGCATCGTCAGCCCACGATGCGGCGTCGAGGTGTAGATGAACTTGAGCTTGCCGTCGGTCTTCGGCTTCGGAAGCGTGGGTGCGCGATGCGGCACCGCGTTCTTGATGACGACGCCTTCCCCATACGGAATGCCAAGATACTGCGCATACTGTTGCTGCTGCCAGTGCGAACAGAACACGATGCGATTGAACTGCGTGCGATAGGATGCATCGCGCAGCACCGCACTCGCAGGGTCTTGCGGAAGGTCTTGCAGCCACAGAATGCGCGGCTTGTCTTCCAGCGTCACCTGCTCAGGGCGCGACATGATGATCTGCACCTGATCGGTCAATTCGGGAAATGCTTTCTTGAGGTTCGCACAGATCAGTTCGGTGCCGCCCATTGGTTTCATCTCACTCATCATTCTTATCCTTTTCTACTGTATCCAGTTTTGGCGTTGTAGCCTTTGACGACGAAGCTGCCGATGCTGACGACTTTTTCAATCGTCTCTCCCGTGCTGCCGCATTCAGGACACGCAACTTCTCCAACATTTCGGTAGGAGTGAACAAGCTGTTGAAAGGGTTTTTCGCAGTCATGACACAGAAACTCATACAGAGGCATGAACAACCTCGTCAATTGTTTTGGGAGTATCGAGAATATCTCGACGAATGGACCAGTTATAATCGACCGCGGCACGCAGTGTCGAGAAGTCATAGCCGAGGAGCTTGCAGGTGTGCAGCATCGCGGCCGTATCCTTCGGGAAACAATAGCCACCCCATCCACGCTGTTCCGTCACCTTCATGTGATTCGTACCAATATCGTCTCGCTGGCTGAGCATCTCACGAACGATGTTGTAATCGAGTTCCTGTTGCTGACAAAGATCGTAGATGTGATTGAAAAAACTCACCTTCACCGCGAGGAAGCAATTGGACGCATATTTCATCATGATCGCTTCTTTGCCTGTGCAATAGTAGAACACGACATGCGGAAACAGTGCGCGAAAGTAGTCGTACCACGTTCGATTTTGTTTTTGATCACTACCGAAGACGATGAACGACTGTTCGGCAAAGTCAGACTTTGCGGTTTCGGCTTTGAGAAATTCGGGTGAGTAGGTGAGATCGAGTGTGGGAAACTGGTCGCGCAGACTGTCCCATGCTTCCAACGCAATCGTGCTCTTGATCAGCACAGGCACGGTAGGCAGATACCGAGCGACACGAGTTAAGACATCACGCACGTTGCCGACATCACAGCGGCCATCGAGAGCCTGTGGTGTCGAAACGCAGACAATGACGCCTTTGATCTGCTCGCGCATGGACGCGGCGAGATCCCACGAACCGAGTTTAGGATGTTTGGGGTCGATGATGAGATGAGGAAAGTGCGGCTCCGCGGCGGCGTGAAGCGCGGAACCAACGTACCCATAACCAGCAATGATGTACATGTGCGTCTCAGAAATTGGCGGGGGCGGTGGGAATCGAACCCACAATCGCAGCTTCAAAGGCTGTTAGCGTCACCATCCGCATCACCCCACAAAGTTTGGTAGCAGGGGCTGGACTCGAACCAGCGGTCTCGGCGTTATGAGCGCCGCGAGATGGCCGCTTCTCTACCCTGCGTCACGTTCAACATCAGTAATTATATCACATCTTTCGGAGTCGTGGTGTGGCATCAAACTGTTCGTGCCGTGTTTTCACCATGTCGTCCAGCTTCGTCAATGTGCGTTGCCGTTCTTGAATCTTCTTGTTCGTGGCCGCGCGTTTCTCAAACGGTGTCAGTGTTTCTGGGTCGCGCGGCCGCGGCGAGCGTCCGCGTGCCATTTACCTATTCCATCCTTCCACCAGCAAACCAAAGTTCTGTGGGCGGGTGACACCCACATCATGCCGCAAGCAGACATCGCACATCGACGTGTGATATTCTGCGATGGGCAGCGTTTTGTGTTCCTTCAACCATGCGCCGTATTTTTCCGCGCACTTGTAGCAAACCCATGTGGGCTGTTCGGTTGCGATAGTCTCTGTCGGCATAGTCTTTGGTGGGAGCGGCGGGACTTGAACCCGCATGGGCCGAAGCCCGGTTGCTTTTGAGGCAACTGTGTATGCCATTCCACCACGCTCCCGCATGGTTATCGTCCTGTTGACTGATACGGCTGCTTGTCCCACACCGGGTCATCGTCATACGTGTCGCGGGACTCTCGCCGAGGTGCGCGTTCTGGTTTCTGCGACGGCGGCTGCAACTGCTCGGCACGATGTCGAGCCTTGGCGTGCTCCGTCGCGAGTCGTTCTGCGTTCACGGGACCATACAACGTCGTCGTCACCGTCACGCTGCCAATCGTTGTCTTGAATGTCTGTCCGTACATAATGTCCTCAGAGTATATCGTTATTTAGCATCCACGTCAATCGGGTTCATCTCAAATTCGACGTAGGGTGGGTCGTCCAGATAGCGCCCATGCGGCATTGGTGTCAGACTACACACGTTCACGATTCGCGACACGCCGATGTAGCTTTCCTTCTTCGCGCTCTCGTGAATGTGCCCGCACACGACGAGTCGTGGCTGGGCGCGTTCGATATGACGAAACAACGCTTCCGACCCGCACAGTTCACCCTGATAGTTCGCATCTGCACAGCCATACGGCGGTCCATGCACGATGAGAATGTCCAGCCCTTCGGGAATCCCGCTGTAGATGCGGTCAAGCTGCTCTTCGTTCCGCATGAAGGCCCAGTCATAGAACCGCTTGCTCCACGGCGAGCCGTAGATCCGCAGCCCGCGATGTTCCACCATGCGGTCCTGCAACAGCGTCCACGGCAGGTTCAGAGTTTTTGCAAACTCACTGCGTTCCCCGATGAAATCGTGGTTGCCCCATGTCGCAAACATGGGTGGCAGGTATTCCAGATACTCCCGATAATGCCGCGACATCCACTGCCACTGCGCCATCACGCGATCACCACGGAAGTCGGGGCAGATGTCTCCGGCATTCAGAATGAAATCGCACTTTGGCAGAACAGGCAGATGCCCGTGGCAGTCAGAAATAGCAACAATTTTCATGATGGGAGTATTATATCACGGATATGGAATCGCTGCAACATCACACGACGTTGGATACGGCGGAATAAACTCTCGGTCGTCATCGGTGCCGCCCATGGCATTCATAACCGAGGGCACAGGACGATCTGAAAAGACAGTGTTGTACACAACATCATCCAATCCGAGCACATGCCCAATCTCGTGCAGCACGACTTTATATATCGTCGCACACGACGAGACATTTGCGGTAAACGAGGTCACGGCGAGGCCAGCACCCGTGAAGTATCCGTCGGCATCCACAGTCGTGCCGATCAAGCCACCCCCGACATCGGGTCCCAACGGCGCACGCAACACGGTAATCTGCGCGGTGTCCGTGGCGACTTGTCGAAATTGTATGCGCCGTCCCGCTTGACGAAGTGCTGTGTTCCATGTCCAGAAGGCATCTGCGACACATTCTTTCTGCTCATCCGTCCAGCCGCCACCCACGATTTTATAGGTCAGGCGCGCGGGCACACGCACACGATAATTCAATGTGGGTGGTGGGAGACATCTGTCGGCCGCTGTTGCGAACCCACAGACGAAAACGAACGCACAGGCAAAAAGAAGTCGCAGCATTAGAAGGTGACGCTAATGATCACACCTTTTTGGTTTGCTGTCAATCCTGTCGTGGTGCCGACGTATGGCGACACCCACAGATTGGTCAACGGCTGTCGTGGAAGCGAACCCAGATTGAAGGACACGGGTGCGACACCCACGGCTTGTTCGGTGGATGACAGCGCAATCGTCGGGGTCGCAAATGCCCATCGTGTGTCTTCCGTTGCGGTGCTCCGCCCGCGTTTCAACCACGGGGTCAGAATCATCACACGCTGCCCGTTCGCGTATCCGACACCACCTTGCACGGTGAGCTTTGTATAGACGTGTGGCAGGTTTGGCGTTGCCGCGACGGTTGTCGTTTCGGTGATCGGAATAGACACGCGCTCGTTCTTCGGGCCAATCTCATAGAGCCGCACCAAGTTCGTCGGCACATTCTGTTTGTTGCGCCCCACGGTGTTGACGATGGAGAACTTCTGCGTGAGCGTGTAGTCAACCTTATCGTTGGTCGAGGTGAAGTTCAGTCGCCAATCCTTGAACGTCACGGTGGTGACCGCCGGCGTGGTGTCTGTGGGTGGTGTCGTCGTGGTGGTCGACGTGCCTTGGCCTTTACTCTGTGCGTCCGCTAATGAGACGGACAACTGATCCACCTTGACTTTCAGTTTGTCGTTTTCCGCTAACAGTGCTGCCGCGGCAGCGTGGTCTTCTACCTTGAGATACTTCGTCACCACCTTTTCCGTAATGACTGGCACGGGCACTCGAATCGTCGTCACATGCGGCGCGGGTGTGGAAATGGTGATATTGTCAGCCGGAGGAGGATGCTGAAGGTATCCTGCAAAAAATGCCAGCACAATAAGAACTGCGGCGATGACTGCGGTGAGTCGCCCGTTGAGTCGTGCGCGAAGCTCGCGATAGCGAATGGTGAGTTGTTCGAGGAAGGTGAGAGGTCGCTGTGTCATAATCTACTCCTTACGAGTATTTAGACACAGCGACGAGATGGTGCAGGCGGTGGGACTCGAACCCACACGCGATTGCTCGCAGCCGATTTTAAGTCGGCCTCGTATTCCGTTCCGGCACGCCTGCGTTAGCGATTCCGCTTCCGTGATGCTTTCGCGATCTTGGACTGTCTACGATTCTTGCTCTTGGTGTTCTCTTTATGACGCTTGCGAAGTTCACGTCGCTGTTCCAGCAGGACCATCCGACGCAGCATTGCCATCTGCTGTGCTTGCAGTTCAATGTCGGAGATCGTGATCTTCTTGGGTGACGACTTGTCGGTATCAATGACCAACGTGCCCGGTCGATTGCTGTCAATCGCATCCGCACCGACGATATTGTACTCGAATACCATATCGTCGGTACCGATATTGTATTCCACCGACTCCGTGTTCAACACGAGTGTGGGTTCTGTTGGCTGCTCATTCTGTTCGTTCATTAGACGCCCCATTCTGACGGATAGGCCACAATGTCCCATCCCATCTCTGCAAAAAGTTTACGCACGTCGTCTGTCACAACACCCTCATCCACGGCACCGTCGAGAAAGCCCATCCCACTGCAATACCAGTGGAGATAGTCTTCGCGGATATCGCTGTTCTCTTTCTCGTGCAAGTGGGTATTGCGGATGTCCGCGATGACCTCACCCGCATAGCGCCATGTAAACGACCACGCATCAGTCGTTGTCTGGTCCACGCCGTGTTGGTAATACTGCTGATTGCACATCGCCGCATAGACATGCTGTGCGAACAGTTCACTCTCTGCAATCTTGCGGCACGCATACGCGTTCTCTTTGAGGTCTTCGTCTGGGCTACGCTCCATCATCACGTCTCCAAATGAATCGTTCAACGGGCAGCCACGGGTTGCCGTCGTTGCTCTTGTGCATCTCACGCATTTCTTTCTCGCTAATTTCCCGAATGCTGAAGATGTCTTCGCTCAGATGTTTCTGCTGCCATTCTTCTTCTGGTATCTCTGCACCGACATTCATCACGACTCTATCCGCCGCAAATTCGGCCGAGACATCTTCGA